ACCTTATGATGTAAATGTTTAGTATAAATATAGTAGTGGTCAGAGTCTACCCAATACTCCTTAGCCTCGATACTCATTAACTGAGGTAACTTATCCGACTTAGCTCCGTCTCCGTGAGTAGTTCCTATTAAGTTTTTACCGTACTTATAATACTTCCTATGAGTTATAGAAACGTCGAAAGTAATATTCTTAGAGTTTCTAAACCAAGCCTCTATACCTTGAGCTAACATAAATCCTGCCATATAATCGTGGTTACTCGGGTCGTATATTACGTGTACGTCCGCTACGGCTCTACAAGTCTCTATAAGGTCTACTAATAGTTTAAAAGCCATTCGAAAAGCGTCGTACCACATTAAAGAAGCGTCCTGAGTCGTACCGCTCGTAGTAGTATTTTTAGGCGTATCTACGTGTAACATATCGTTACCTATATTAAATACAATCTTATCTATATTAAATCCGGTAGACTTATCTAAAAGTCCTTTAATACCCTCTTTAGCTCTCTGCTCGGCTATTAAATGGTTGTAAGGGTCGCCCGTCTCGTAAACGCTCGATAGTTTTCCTAAGTGTAAATCCGCTAACCCGATAAATAGTAAATGAGCGTCCTTACTCGCTTTTCTTTTAATCTTCGGATACTTAGGAGCTATAGACTTAATATCTTCTAATATCTCCTCTTTAATCTCTTCTAAGGTCTTTCCGTCGTTCTTAGCGAACATCGAAAACTTTTCCGACTTATACCAATAGTGCTTAATATCCTTTAATTCGATTCCGGCTAAATCTGCCTCCTCTTTTAATAGGCTTTCTCTTTCGTTTTTTTCGTTCTTAAATTCCTTCCAGGCTTTAAACTCTTCGGAGTTCATTCTAACCTGATGAGGGTTTCTTTTTCTATAATCCGCTATAGCTTTTTTACTCGGCATTTTTATTTTTTTTAATTCTCGCTTAATATACTAACTTTAAACTAAATAGAGTCGTAAAGTACTTCTTTAATCTCGTTTAACTCTTTCTCGAGTAGTCGATTCTTTCGAAGAGTAGAGGTTAAAGCCGCATCTCTACGAGCGTCTTCTATCTCTAACTTATGAAGTTTATGTTCCTTCATTTCTAAAGTATTCTGTAAGGTCATTAAGTGAATCCTTACGTTTCTTAGTTCGGCTAAAGTTTTCTTAGTTACCTCATCTTTATTCGTTCTAGCGTCCAATTTAGTTATAAGGGTTCCTAGAACTCCGTAGCTGTATAGTGTGTTTCCTTCTAAGCTCATAATCTAAAACGGTGTATCTTCTAATAATTCCTCTTCGGATTCTTTTCTATTAAATCCTTTATTACTATAAAAACTATCCTCTACTTCTTTCTTATTAAAGTCTATATCCTCCTGCTTTCCGGCTCTATCTTTAAGTTTAGTACGATCGGCGTAAACGTCTACCCCGTCCCACTCTTTATAATAGTAAGCGTTCATTTCTTTGTTATAGAAGAAGGTATAGTCTCCTTTCTTAGAAGCTCCTTTAGGCTTTTCTTTAGCTATCCTTATTATAACCTCGTTAGCCTCGTAAGTTCCCTGACCGTTATCTCTACTAACCCCGTAAGGAGGTCGCCAGACTATAATCATCTGCTCTCCTTTTCTGAACCACGCCTGACCTCCGGAAAACTCTCGAGGAGTAGGAATAGGACAGAACCTCTTCCCTTCTTTCTCGATTATAGGCTGGTCTCTAACGTGAGTAATTAAACAGTTATGCCTACCGGTCTTCCTCGCGTTACGTCTACACTTACCTAAAAGCTCTTCGATATAAATATCCTGACGACTAGTAAAGTCGTGTTTAATCTCGTTAAAAGGGTCGATAGTAGTAGTATTAAACTTAATATCTAACTCTTCCTCTACTTCGTCTACCATTTTATAGTAATCGTCTAAGGTCATAGTATCGTCTTTAGGGTCTATAACTACGAAGTGTTCTCCTATAAAGTACTCCGCCTGAGACTTATCTACTTCCGTCATCTTAACCTTATCCGAACCGAAGTAAGGTTTATTTACGTACTTATGACAAAGCTCGGCGAATACCTCGTGTACTTCTCCCGTCTCCGGAGTAAATATTATATGCTTATCTCCGTAAATACAAGATAAATTAACGAGTATCTCTAACCACCACTCCGATTTACCCGAAGCCGGAGCACCGGCGATATAAGTAGTACACCCTTTTTTAATAGACATTCCGCATCTTTCGAAATCGAATCCGATCTCTTTACCTCTCGTTAAACCTTTTTCCCTAAGTTTAAAAAGCTCCTTACTAACGTCCTGAATCTGATAATAATGTTTTGGTTTACTCATAGCTTAAAAGTGTTCATTAAATCCGGTAGAGTAAGATTTATTCTCTATAATTTTAACATCGTTCTTTTTTACTTCGGAGTCTCTTCTAAGCCAGTTAAGGATAGTAAGATAAAGGCTCTTTACTTTAGAGTTATTCTTCCAGCCTTCTACTTTAGCTATGTAATGGTCTATAGTAGCCGAGTCGTAATGCTTTAATAGTTTCTTATAGTCTATCATCGATAATACGAGATTACCGCTCTCGTAATAGTTAGACGGGTCTTCTACTTCTTCTTTAAGAGGTACTCTTTCCATATAAGAATATTTCTCTATAAGGACTTTAAAAGAATCATCTACCTTACTCTTATCTAATAGGTCTAAACCGGCTCTAACGCTCTTAGGAAGCTCGTTAAAAGTCTCTATAGCGGACTTCTTCATATTCGTATTATACTTCTGGTGCTTCATATAGTTAACTAAGATAATATAGTTATCTACGTGTTTAACCTTACCTAATCTCTCGAATACTTCTAAAGCGTCTTTAATACACTCTAAGCTTAGTCCGGTTTCGAAGGCCATTTTTCTTTTAGAAGCTTCGTAGATACCGAGCATATTAGTCTTTTCGTTAGTAATTAAGTAAAGAAATAATAGTTTATACTCCGGAGCTATATCCTCGATAAATGGGTCGCTCCAGAAAGCTGTGCTTACGCTTCGTTTTTTACTCATAGGTTTCTTTTTTAAAAATGTGTTTGTAAAATAAGCTAAAAAAGGTATTCCAAGCTAATCCTAAGATAAGCAAATCGATATACCAAGTTATAATAGGTTCATATAATACGATCGCTAAAGATAGAAGTACTATAGTAGTACTCTTAAAAAAGTGAAAAGCGTCCGTAAACCATACCGGCGTATTAGTTCTTCCCTGTTTTACGTCTCCGTTTACGTACTTATTCCTCCAGGATACTTGACCATTCCACCATTTAGCTCCGAATAAATCGTTATTAAAAATAGAGCGGTAGAAATGGAATTGAGTTACGTCCATTACCGCGTTAGATATAGAGGCTAATATTAATAATATTATAGAAATCATTACTTAAATAATTCTTTAATAACGTTAACGATTCCGGCTATCGTAAATATTACTACGTAAAAAGCGATAAGAATAGCCATTACTACCATTACGGGATAAGTCCACGTAAACCAATTAGAAAGGATTCCAGTTAAAAACATAATAAACCCGTAAGTAAATAACTGAGTTAGAATATTCTTTCTAAATCTTTCAAATAATTTTTCCATTTCGTTTTAAATTAAGAGGAGCGTTTCCACTCCTCTATAATTATTAAATCTAATTCCTTAACTAAGTACTTAAAAAGGTAAGTCATTACTTTCCTCTTCTACCGAGTTAGACTTCTGTCCTTCCGGTTTCCAGGTGTTAACCGATACCGCGTGAGTCTTTCCGTAGTCGTCCGCTCCGTTTCTCTTCTTAGAGATAGTTAGGTTAATGTACTTTTTCCCCTTGTACTCGTTAACGTGTTCCTGAGGTAAATCCGATAAGCAGATTGAAAAGTTAATAAATCCGTACTGCTCGTTTTCTTTTCCGTTTCCTACGAAAATCTTTTGGTCTTGTGCCATTTTATAAAAATTTAATTGTTTACTAAATAAATGCTGTTACTACTTCTAAGTGGTTTCTAATCTCTATAACTCTCTTTCTAATCTCCTCTATTACGTCTTCGTCTCTTTCTATATCGAATACCTTAATACGATACTTCGGGTCGATCTCGTCGTAATTATGAACCTCTCCGAACTTAACTAAGTTCTCCGGAGTATTCATTAAAGTATAGATAAGTTTAGCTTTCTTTTTACCCGTTAAAGCCATATAACACTGTAACTGGTAAAAGTAATCCTTATTCGGAATCTCTTTCTCTAATAAAGGAAAAGTAAAACAGTCCCAAGAGTTCTTCATATCGATTACCGTATCCTTAGTAATAACGTCAGGAGTACCTCGCATAAAGTCGTCTTCGAAAGTCTCCTCGTTTTTCTTAATCCCTTTAAGCTTTAAATGTTCCGCTATAAAGTCGATAGAAGCCTCCTCTACGTCGTTTCCTTTAGATAAATACTTAGACGTAATCTCTTTTCTATATCCGTAAATCTCGGTCTTAATCCATTCGTCGATATAAGAGAGAGCCGTTTTAGAAAGCTCTCCCTTTTTACGAGCGTTAGTCATTATCTTACCTGATGCGGACGGTCTAATTTTAAACTCTTTCATTATTCCGCAGATAATTTAATTAACTCCTCCTCTACTTCCTTAGATACTTCGTACTTAGCCTTTACTTGCTCCATAGAGTATCCCGACTTAAGTCCTACTATAACGTTCTTCCACGTCTTATGAGTAGAATCTAATACCTCTTTCTTCTTAGGAGTAGGTTTCTTAGCCGGAGCTTTTTTAGGAGCCTTATTCTGCTCTCCCGAAGCGTCGGTATCTTTATCTGTCACAAGCCCTAAGATTGCACTTAAAGAGTATCTGCGGTAGTAAGTGATAGCCGAACCCATTACCTGAAACTCGTTCATACCTTTTAAAGATACATCGTTAGGTATAACCATAGTACTCGATAGACTCTCTCCACTTTCCGCGTGAAAAATTACCGTTTCGATAGTAGAAGCTCCTAACTCGTTATTACCTAATAACTGGCTAAATCCTAATCCGTTCTCTTTTAAAATCGGATTAATTACTTCGAAGATCGCCGGTAAGTCTGCGTAGGTATAACCGTAACCGCTCGTACCTTTGTGAATTACCGGTACGTTCTGCTGAAAATTAGCTAATGCCTTAAATAAATTCGTCTTTTCCATAGTGTTTATTTTATTCTGTTTATTAAAAGTAAGTAAATAATTACTTTAACTTCCGCAACCGATGCAAGTAATAGGTTCCGGTATCGCTTTATTATATTCTTCGCCATTATCGTAAGCTTCTAAATGTTTCTTTAATTCGTATTTAATAGTACTTTTTTCGATAGGAGTAGTAGCCTCCTCTAACTGCTTCTCGTAGCTCTTAACGATCTCTTCTCTTGTCATCTTCTTTATTATTTAAATTTAAAACTTTAATTCTCCAGAACGTATCGTTAAACCTTTTAGCCGTATGGCTATCCGTCCACTCTTTATGCGTTCTATAACCTCCAGGATAAGTACTCGACTTAATTCCTGGAGCTAATCCCTTAATAGTATTCCTTTTCATTATCTTACGTGCTTTAATTGTTCCTTAATCTGCTTAGTTACCTTTAACTCGAACTCGTCTTCGTTTTTATCTATTACTAAGATATTAGTAGGCTCGATAGTTCCGTGAAACTCGCTAATAGTATAATCGTCGTAATCGTGCCAACCAGCGTTAGAGTGGTGAATATCTCCGTAAACCTCTACCGTAATAACAAAAGTAAAGTTTTCTGATTCAAGCTCTAATTCTTGGTGGTCGTCTCCTTCTTCGAAGTCTTGGATTATAGTATCGTAGTCTAATTCTAACTCTAATACTTCTTGCTTCGCTAATTCTAATGATGTCATATTCGTTTTCTTTATTCGTTATCGTTAGTACGAAGATACATAATCTAGTTAATAACTTCCTAATTTTTAACTAACTTTTTTTAAAGAAATTTTAGTTTTCCTTATTTAACGGTACTTATAGAGGCGAAAAAAGGAGAGCCTAAACCCTCCTTAATTCAACAAACCAAAACAAAAACACTATGAAAAAAACGAAAAAAGGTTTAATTTCTTAATCAGCTCTTTAGCCGTATCTATATCTAATTTTCCGAAAATTACCGCTAATACGATAACTCCCATAATCCCGTATCCAAAAAGTCTAGCGTAATCTATACTACCTTTAGGAGAGTGAGCCTCGTCCGTCTCTAAAGACTTCTTAACCTCTTCCGTAATCCCTCCTACTAACGGAACGGCTTTAAGTCCTCCTAAAGCGATTCCTTTTAATATGCTTTTAAGCTTTCTCATATATCTAATTTAGTTATTTAACGTCTAAGATACGATTATCTATTATAAAAAAGTACGGTCTAAATCCTCATCGGAATATACGTAAGCCTCCCCCTCGTATAAAAGAGAGTTAGTTAACGTATAATCTAAGTTACTCGAGCTAACCTGGTCGTATAGATAAAGACTATAGCTACCGGTATCGACTTTTAAAGTAGCGTTTAAAGGGTCGTCCGCTCCTGTTCTACCTGGTTCTATTAGAGATAGACTAATAAAAGGACATACGACCGGAGAACGATCTAAAAAGATAAACTCTTTAGCCGTAATCTTATTAACTAACCTTACTAAGTAATAAGGAGAGGTTAAAGAACTACTCTTATAGAATACTAAATCGTTAGTAGCGTCTTGTATTATCGTCATTAATAATTTCTTAAATCGATTTCTAAAAAAAGGAATTTAAAATCTATAGAAAACTTCCACTTATTAAAGTGAGTTTTTAACGTCGGTATAACCTTTATAATAGGCTTTAATTTAATATCGAAAATCATAATCTTGTTCCCGTTGCTATTGCGTTAAAAGTACTTAATCCCGCTAAGTCATCTTGTACTCTAAAAATTAATCTATCTAAACTACCTTTCCTTAATCTTAAGCCCCAAGGAAAACCGTATATTTCCCTCATATCAATATTAGGAAAGTAACTTTTTTCCGCTCCACCTCCAGAAACATCTGCTAAAAACGCCTCCGTACCAGTACCAATGGCAGCAGTATCGGAAGCAATTCTTATAAACTCTTTATTAGTCTTTATTCCTTCGTGAAGTTCGTATAAAGGCTCTTGCTGTGTGTCCCAATACCAAGCTACCCCATTAGTTAAAGAGGATAAAGAACCGAACTTATTTAAAGCCGGTGTTCCTCCGTCTCCAATTTCACAAGTAATATACTTAATAAATATATCGTACTCGGAACTTGCATTAACTGAAAAGTCAACGAAATTAGTAGAACCATTAACAGCCATAAGATTAGAACCAGTAGCCTTACCATTATCGGTAAAATACTGTCTAAAAGGAATAGCGATAATATCCCCGTCAGTAGGAGGGTACTGCCTATCTACCGTATAGATATTACCAAACCTATCTACATTTAGACTATCTCCGTTTTCGTTTTTTATCCAAGCCTTTATCGACATAATTAATCTCTAAAGAATCCAGTGAAACCAGCGTAAACATCGGCAGTACCATATCCCGCAATATCAATACCAATAGCAATAGAACTATTCTTAGGTAAAGTCAAGAATATAGTACCAAAAGCTCTACCTGAACCTTGTAATTGATATAAAACAGGCGAACCTACTCCCGTAACAGTTTTACCCGTTCCACTTGCTTGATAAGCAATTACATCTTCGAAAGTTTCAGAACTTCCTCCGTTTCTATTTACAATTGTTGCAGCGTTAGCATCAGAAATTAATGTTCCACCAGTAGGATTAAACCAAGCCTTTAAAATAGGGTTTCCTGTTGGAGTTCCTCCGCTTAGATTCTCAATTCCCCAAAACCAAGCTTCAATTGCTAAGTCTTTCTCGTTAGTGTTTTTTAGGTACAATATACCGTTATCACCTGCACTTGTAATACTTCTAATGTACTCAGTATTTACGTTAAACGCTCTACCGTCAGCAGAACTTTCTTCATAACGAGTTAAAGACGTTGAAGAAGTTAATAACCTTCCGTTTGAGTCTACTTTTGCTTTATCTCCGTTTAAAGGATTTCCAATATAAACTTCCATTTTATGATAAAATTAATTTTAATAATCTATTTGTCTCTATCTGTAGCTCTATTAAAGAGTCTAGTTTCTTATGAGTTAATCTAGTATTTAAGTCTAACTCGGTCGTATCCGTAGCGTTAGTTACCGTTACGCTAACGTCCGTAGAATAACCGTTTAAGATACTTAATAAGTTATCTAACGAAGTAGAAGAAGGAGATGTTATCTCCGAATATTTTAAAGACTCCTTTACGTATCCGTTAACGTTAATAGCTAAAGTTACCCCGTTATGAGAGTAACTAACGTCGTCTAAGTTATAATAACTCGTTCCGTTATTTACTATTTTAAGCTTATTCCCTTCCTGACTTAGTACCGCCATTATATCTCTTTAAATCCGTCGTTATCTCTTCTATAATAGTCTAAGTGGTCCTCGTCGTCCGTAATTATTCCGGAGTTACCGTAACCGTCGAAAGCGAGGTTAGTACAGCAAGAGTCAGAATCTCTAAATAGAGGGTAGTCGTTCTCGTTATCTCTTAAATAACAGATTAACTGGTCTATTAAATACTCCGCGTTCTTCTTAGCTAAGTTCTTTCTAATCTCTAACGATCTACTATCGATAGAAGTAGCCTCGTCCGTACTTTTAGACTGAATACCCGTAGGACTTACCTTAGAATGTAAATAAGGGTATACGGTATAAGCTACCCACCAAGCTAAACCGCTCTTAACACCTCTAAAAAGTCCGTCATTACCGTTTAATAAGGTAGTATTTAAAGCCGTTAAGGTATTAGTCTTAACCTGAGTTAAAATCTCCTCGTAAAGCTTTTCACCTAAAGCCGTCCTTACGTATAAATCCTGAGCCATGGTTATAGCAAAGGATAAACTACTACTCTGAACGTTATTAGATATATCGGTCCAATTCTTAACCTCTTGCTCCGTTATTAATTTTGTCTCTGCTAGGCTCATTATAACATACTTTTAACTAGTTCTTGAATATTAGTGTTAATAGAATTAACATAAGTCTTTAACTCGTTAATTTCTATATGTAGTTGGTCGAACTGAATTTTACTAAGCTCTTCTAACCTCTCTACTTGTGTCGAAGTCTTATTATCAACTAGTTCTAATCTGTTTTCTAATTTAGATAGCTCAATCTGCATAATCTCCACCTTTCTCTCTTGCTCTTTAATACCATTATGAATACTCTTAAAGAAGTAAGCAACGACTGCACCCCCTCCAGTTACCATATACTTAAATAAGCTATCTAGGTCCAACATAATTCTATAAGGTACTACTCCTCTACTTTTAAATTAGTTTCCTCTTCGTTTTTAATCTCATTAAATAGTCTTGTTTTTAAGTCGATTATTTCTAATAATTGGTTTTCGTCTAACGCTAATTCTTTTCTAGCTATCGCAAAAATTACCTCTAAGTTTTTTAAGTCGTTTTCGTTCATTATAAAATTATTTCTGTTTTAATTACTATACTATTAAATATACTAATTATTAAGCACTTGTTACTGCCTAAGAGTTATACTATTTTATAATACTCTTTAATACCGTCTAATAATTGTTCCTTATTAAATAAGCCATTCTCTAAAGCATAAATAGTACGCTCATAGGCTTGAGTTCTACCCATTACAGGAGTAACTCCGTCCTCCTCAAAAACAAGGTTTCCTGAATCGTCTTTTTCTTGCATTTGCGTCCCGTCAAAATGCTTGTGTTCTTTTCCTCTTACGATTTGATACCCTGATGTTTTATCTTCTACAACTACCCCGCTCGTAGCGTTGTATAATTGCTCTCTAAGATGAACAACTATTTTAGGTTCTATTACCTCTTGTCTTGGTACTTGAATTACCGGAGTATCAACAACCAATCTTTTATTTAGTCCAGTATCAGAATCAATACCTAATTCAATTGTCCAATCTTCTGTTATTACTATTGCCATTTTTTATCGTTTAAAAGTTTATAAATCATAGTTTCCGTTAGCGTCAGGTGCGCTTGTTAATGATACTGTTACATTTGCGTTTATTGACGTTGTCGCGCCTTTGAATCCGCAATTACCAACCGCTATCGTTTTAGCAGAACTAGCATATAAGCCATTTGCACTCGCATTGAATACTTTAAACATACAATTAGCGAAACTGATATTTCCAGTTGAATTACTTATTTCAACAGCATAACCAGTTGCATCATCGTAACGAGATTCAAAAGTACAATTTACAAAATCAATATCTTGACCAGCAGTATCGCAAGTAATAGTCGCTACTTGGTCGCCTACACTAATAAAGTCAGTTGAAGTAATTGAATGGTCTCTAGTTAATTCTCCTGTATAAGTTAACGCTTGACCACTACCTCTGTTAAGTACATAACCGCTATGAATATCAACTGTACCTGAAATTTCTATTGTCTGACTAGCACCGTTATTAATAGCGGTAAAATTAGAAAGCGTAACGCTAACTGGTAATACTCTTAACGCACTTCCACTTGTTGCTACTGCTGTGAAATTGCTTAATCTTTTACTGTACGATGTATTAGAGCTGTTAACCATATATATACAATCTCCAGTTGTTGATTGTGCGTAAAAATTAGATAACAC